CACAGTTTTATTGCTTTCGCAGGCATAGCGTGCTTTAGAAATATAAAGATGTGGAGAGACGCTTTGTCTCCCTTGAGCCCTAGGCTAGCAGAGGCTTGAGCGATGTAGCTGACGTTCTGGAACTCAAGAGGAAGCTCACGCATTACTAGCTTAGCTAGATTGGTAACATCCGTTTGAGTCAATTTGCCTAGGGGACGAGACCACTGGGGCAGAACGACGCCATCGATATCAAGCACAAGCAGATTGGAATACGCAACGCGGTCAGTCTTCCCGGCTCGCGATTCGTTTTCAATTGAGCGCTTGAGTTTCCCTTTGAGCATGCAGTGACCGGAGTTGCCGTGGTCAACAAGCAAGCGTTCTAGCATAGCTAGTCCGGCACCATCGGAAGGGATGATGTGCTCATGAGAAGTTACATTCTTTACGTGGGGGTAGGGGGTGAACCCATTTTGAACAGAGTGCTTTTTGCTGAGGCTAACTCCGTTAGACGCCTCCAAAAACGTGACTTGCATGGCTCCTCCTACAGAGCTAACTATATTAGCACAAGTACTAAAACAGCATAGTTAAATTTTTTGTAGGTCATGCGCTTTGTCGAATACTTCCTGTCGATCAATCTTGATCTTGTTATCCGCTTCGAAGGTGAGGCGGACTTGATTCCTATCAACCTTTGAGATTTTTACTCTCGCCAGAACGCCGTCATCATCATGTAGGATGACTGATTCGTCTATTTTCCTTGTAAGGACTAGTCTAGACATTTGTTATTTGCTGTATCCCTTGTCATACCCTCCCTCAGCATCGAGGGGTAGGTCAGGTGCCCAATGTGGGGGCACACACATATGCTCAATCAGCTTATCCATTGTAGCATCAGGGTTATTAGCGTTACCAATAATAACGATCTCATCATGTACGGTGAGAACTATATCGGCATCAAGGTCTCTGTCAGCATCGATGCGGAGCATTGCGTCCGTAACGATGATTCGCGACAGTGCTTGTACTACGTTTTCTGTTATTCGCCCGCCCCAGGTTGTCTCAGTGTGGCGAGACTCATAGGTCAGTTGTCCAGCGTTGTCGTATCCCAGCTGGTCATAACAGAGTGACATACCGTTAGGTAGCATGATTTTTCGATTTGCAAAGGTAAGGCAGCGCCATGCTTCGTGATAATTGGCTTGGATTGTTGATACCAGTTTGGTCTCAAGTCTGTCCCATAGGGTAGGGACGCCACTGAAGTAGCTGCGGTAAGAACTGACAACGCTGTACGCTCGGTCGTTACTGATATTGAGTGGTGGACCCATCGCGCCAGTAGCGAGTGTAGTTCTGAACTTACCTGCACCCATGCCGTAGCCAAGACCTAGAATGGCGGTCTTACCTACGAATCTTTCCGTTGGGTGGTCGTACTTGTTGATCGTTTTGCCATAGATCTCTGAAGCAAAGTTGCTGTAGATATCCTGGCCGTCTCTGAACTGCTGAAGTAAATCTTGCTCGTCTGCTAACCAGGCAAGCATGCGGGCTTCGATGTTTGATAGATCAGCAACGAAGACTAGCTTGCCGTCAGGGGCTTGCAGCGCTTTGCGCAGCGGAGAGTTGCGCGGCATGTTCTGCATGTTCAGTTTTTCAGTACCACCGAATCGACCAGTGTGAGCTGCGTAATACCTGAGAGGCACACTGATGGTTCCGTCGTCATGCGTTGCGTCGATAAAGCGCTGCGCCCTAGTCTCATTAATGCGACTCTTTGCAGCGATACGAGCATCCCAGACGTGCTGCAGATGGGGGTTCATCGCAGTCATCTGTTGATACGCTTTATCGTTTTTACCAAGTGCTGGTATAGATTTACCAGTCGTAGGACTTGCCTTGGTAGGAGGGACGATCCGAAGATCATTTTGCATGTACTCAGCAAATTGTTGGTTTGAGCTGAGTACTTTGCGATCAATGCCTGCTGCAGCAATCGCTGCTTCACTGGCACTGATCTCCGCATCACGGAAAGCGATAAGCGCTTCACGGTCCACGGTTAGTTTGGGTTCGCAGAACATACGGCACGTCATGTTGATGAGCTCTAGCTCAGTCAGTGGCATGTCGTTTATGGTTTTGCGATAGATGGCGTAGGTAAGCTCTACGTCCTGAATACAGTAGCCAGCCAGGGCTTCTTCAGTATCGGGATCTAAGTCATAGATACCTTTAGCTGATATGAGTTCATCACCTTTTCGTTTTGTCTCGTCATCTGGGAACAGGCGTATTGCTGTGTCACGCAGTGATGCAGATTTCCCTGGAAAAAGACCACGACTGATAGCGGCGGTATCAACATAGAACTTGGGGGTGACGCGGTAGTGTTGCGTCAGGATATATCCGTCGAAAGGGGTGTTGTGACAGATAAGCGTTGCATCGTCCCAATCGATTTCTGCAATGGCGTCCTCGACTTCGTCTTCACCGTACCAGGTGGTCTCGTCGTGATCTATTTTGATGCCTACCCCCCACACTTTGAATTTCTCGTGTCGGACGTAATCCATTGTTGTTAGTTTTGTAAGTGACACCTGGGTGTCGAAGTAGGTTTCAAAGTCGAGGGTAACGATCATTAGAAGTCGATCTCCTCGTGTTGTTGGGCTGCGTAGATCTCACCTTCGTAGTTGTGAAACGCAGCTCTGAGTTCTTGGTAGCGTTCTGGCATTCGAGATTTGATCCATACAGTTGCATAGGTATGGAACTCAGGATGTACCTGGTCGTGGTCTAACTTTTTAAGCTCGTCAAAATATTCACTAGTCTTCATACCACCCTCCTCGGCGAAATGTTTCTATGACTCTGAATGTCTCCCATGTCGGACGCATGTATTGGTCGTGCGTGACTACATGCAGCTGATTGTTGTCGTCCAGCAGGATATGTGCGGTTTTGTTTAGTTCTTGCTGGATGAAATGCGCTTCTTCGATAGCAGCATCAACATCGGTGAACAGCGTGTTCATTCGTCAGCGTTGAGCTGCTCCTGAATTAAGCGGTCGATGTACCACTTAGCTTTGCGCAGATCCTCTACAGGTTTATTTTTGTAGCGGTATCGGTGAAGGTACTTCTTAACTGAACCTTCAAGGTATGCGCTAAACCCTTCGCCTAAGCTATCTCTTAGGTAGTCAATGCATTCGATCGTGCCTGTGTTGTAGTGGGCAGGACGATTTACCGGGTCATTGAGGACGGGGGTGGTTGGCTGGATATCGTATGGGTCTACGTATGGCTTTGCTGTTGGCTTGCAGACATCGTTCCATTCAGTGGGGGTTGCATTATCTATACTCATCATACTCTCCTAGTAGAGCAAAATAGTAGCAAAGCTAATATATTAGCTCAAGTACTAGAAGGGTTGCCCCTCAACATAGATTCGAAGTTGTCCTCGAGCAGCGAGTTCGTGGATTCTGCGAGAGACGGTGCGTGATATTTCTTTCTCTAACTCGTCTATTTTGTCTTGCTGCTCGCTTATGGCAGTTTCTAAGTCTTCTATCCTGGTGTCATGGTCAGCTACAGCCATGATGTCGCAGTCCAAGCTATCGAGTCGTTCTTCGAATTCCTCGCATTTGACGTCTATGTCGTCAACTTTTACTTCCAGGTCTGTCTTAGAGTCTTCGTGGTCCTCGATTGTTTGTTCGTGGTCACGCTCTAATTCTTGGAACCGGATGTCTACATGGTTATCTAGGAATTTTTTAAAGCTCCACATAAAGTCAGCTTCAGGCATTTGCATCTGCAGTTCTCCTCTCTGGGTTGGTGAGTTTGCACGCTAAGTTCCAGGCCATGTAGGCACAGGTGAACGCAGCCAGGGCTTCTCCGCCGTGGAACTTATTAATGTAAGCGTCCAGTTCTTTCAGGTCTTTTGGGGTGTGAACTAGGTCTAGCGGTTGTAGCAGGTAAGTTGGTCGTTCATTCGCGGACATAAGCTTCGATCTCCTTTGAGTAGTCTTCAGCGTTTTCTTCGAACTTCACTTCGTAGGGTTCTTGCCAGCGCCAGCCACCACTACCAAAACCTTCTTCTTGGGTTAGTTGGCTACCACAGATGTTGCCATCTCGGATGTACTCCCACAGCTGATCGTCGGTTACTTCAATAGGCACATTTATGGTCATGCAGAGATCTGTCTCCATGACAGCTGACACGTAGATAGTTTTGTGCGTTTCGATGTTCATGATTAGTACTCTGATGGGAGCATGTGTGTATGTGCACCCAGCTCGTTCCGTACAGACCAGATTGTGATGGTTGGTTCAGGGAAGTCGGTGAATGGTATGCGCTGCGTGCTTAACAGCTCGTCGTTTCCGTTGGTCATTGTCAACGTAGCGCTGTCATCAGCATGGACCTCGAGTACTGTCTGGGCCCAATCTGCTTTGGTGGCATCGATGTGTGCCTGGATTGCATCGAACAACCAGTAAGCACCTGCTTGTTCAGCTACATATAAAGTACCTTCAGTCAGAACACTCTTGGTCAAGGGTGACCACATGGTGAATGTTGCGCTGCCATAAAAACTATTAAGTTGTAGTGCGGACATTAGTTCCATCTCCTGCTGTTCATTAAGATTTTCTTTAGTTCCTCTACTGATTTGCCTGCCATCTGTGCGATTTCGTGCAAGAAGAGGTTTGGGTATTCATCAAACATTTGGATGATTTCTTCATTAGTCATTGTCTTGCTCCTCCCTCCAACGCTCGTACTCGTAGTCCTCGTCGGGTTCTTGGTAAGGCTTGTAAACACCTTTCTGCTCGATGTAATCCGAGTAGTCGTTGTATGGGTCGTCGGTGATGCTGCATGGCATGCGGCTCATGGTTGGATACCTCGCATAGTTTGGGCGCGTGCAAGTACCGCGATGCACTGGGTTAGTTCGACTGGGTCGAAGGGCACGACGACGTTGGTCTCGCCTGTTTCACTGACCTTGAGGTAGTGGTACTGGATGTAGTGAATCAAGGTAAGCAAGACATCGTGCTCAGTTTTGATGGAGCGTGGTTCGTGGTTCATGGCTCAATGTCCTCGTCGGCTTGGTAGTTAGAATCGCGAAGAACTTCTGGGCGATATCTAGCGAGCTTCGTCGCCACACATTTGTCACAGACACGGCACAGTTCAATTCCTCGAGCGTCGTATTCCCACCAAGAGTCTTCGCCTTCATGGATGCAGTAATTGAGATCAAAGTTCATTCATCCTCCTCCTCATCGTTCTCGCTGCTTATATTGGTAATGTCGCTGCGAGTGACGAAGAACAGATCTCCGTACTCGTAGTTGTATTCCTCAAGCAGGTTTTCGATGAACGCTTCTCTGCTTTCGGCATAACGCACAGGGTTCAACGTCCCGAGATTTAACTGGCACTCGTAGCGATACTTCATGGCGAAGGCACTCCAAGCAGTAGTCGGTTTAGGAAGGCGACAGGCTGCGACTTGGTTTTCTTTAGCTTGCCGTCGATGAGTTCGTAGCTGGTGTATTCGAAGCCGTCTCGGAACGCGCGCTTACTGCGGTACACCTTGTATCGCGTGCCGTCTTTCTCCAGGCGCGCTTGCTTTGCGGCGAACTTGCGCAAGGTTTGCTCGACAGTTGCAAAGGTTTTGTGCTCTTCAACGATGTAGTACTTCATGAGTAGTCCTCCGCTGGTTCGTGGTAGTAAGTGTTGAAGTCGTGATGCTCGTTGGTTGCGATGTATCCGAGCAGGTTGACGTAGTGGTGGGGTGGCCCGAACGAGTACGCTCCATCGCACTCGATTACTGACCAGGTTTGTGAGTCTTCGAATCCCGCTTCTTCTACCTGTTTGCGCGTGCGGAAGTAGTCGCCGTCTTCGGTGCGTATCTCTTCAAACGGGAACTCACATTCGTGGTGCGTGCCAATCATCGCTATCTCCTGTATTTGCAAGATTTCGCTGTGAGCCACACATCTGCTGTGGTGCACTGTTTACCTGCCCACCTGGTCAGCTTTTCCATGCCTTCACATGTCTTGGCTAATCCAATGAATGAGTACAGCTTCGCTTTTCTGGCTAGTTCTAGACGTTTCATGATGGTTTCCTCTCGATTAGGTCAAAGACCCGCCAGGTCTCGGGGTCTGTGACATTGGTTCGCGTTCCGCAGTCCGATGCCTGGTACACAATTAGCGCCAGGTTTCCGGTCTCTTCTCGCCTGTAGATATGAAGATCAACAAAGCCATGTTGGTTTGTGTCGATTGACCAGGTGTCGTCGTCATCTGGCCACGTTGCAGTGGTCGTGGTGTACGTCACGTCGCTCATGGTCTGCGGTCCTCTTTAAAAATTAATCCGTTGAAGAACATTTCAATCAGCTCAGCTGCGTCTTCGATCTTGTTCGCAGCTACTTGGACAGGCATTACCTCTGGGTAGTCATCTGCCATGTTTGCTAGCAACTGCGTTGATACAAAAAGCTGCGTCTTGATTGCTTTGGCTTCTTTGCGTGTCATCCGTGCTATCTCCTTGTTGCTGCCATACAAGCACCGCTGGTTCTGATCGTGTGCTGCTATGGCTGACATAAAAAAACCCACCTGACCCGAAGGCCAGATGGGCGGGCGAACCTTAAGCGGCTTGCTTTACTGGTTCTTTGGCACCGAACACATGCGTTGCTGCGTGCTCGGTTTGCTTGGTGTCGGCTTGCTCTGCCAGCTCGAGTGCTTTCTCCTCGAGTACTGGGAGTACATCGTCAAGCTCCATGCACATGTGCGTGTGCTCCCACACTCCCTCTGCTACTTCTGTTTTCTCTGCGAAGAGGAACAGTGGGTCGAGGTCGGTCATGTAGTTCATGTTGCCGCACAACCACGAATGCAACTCGTTGAGGATTGAGAAGTCATCCATCAGCGTGACCTCGACATCTGCGAATCGTGCGGACTCGATGTTGCCTGCCTGAGACGCTACGTCTTGCGAGAAGTCGATACCGTTGGCGAGGTCTGTTTGCGTGCCAGAGTTGATCACTCTGCGCGCTGCCCAACAGCTGGAGTTCATGACGTTTTGTATAAAGGACAACATGTGCTCTGGCTTCTCTGTCATCTCGCGAGCAGGTATTCCCGTGCGGATTGCTTCGAGGTTGTTAGCCTTGCGCTGCTTGGTCAGTGCGTCCCATGCCAGTGCAATACGGTTCGCGTACAGCGGGGCGTCCTGCGAATCAACAAGTCGAGCGATAGCACCGTTGCGGTTCTTGTTGCTAGACATGTTGGTGATGACGGTGTCGATAAAAGTTACGTTGTTCATAGCATCCTCCTAGGATGAAAAATTGGTCAGTGACGACATGTCAAAGACATAAAAAAAACCGACCGGTAACCGCGAAGCGGTTACCAAATCGGCTTGGTCTACTGCCGAGCTGGGGCTAGTGCGCGCCACTTGGCTTGTTGAAGCTGTCGAGGTTGTAGTTCCACGGGAGATCTGCGGTGTCGATCTCATCTGCGATGCTGTCCGCTACCTGTGACAGGTCGAAATATCCGAAGTCCAGCTCCGATGCGACGTGCTCTGCTGGTAGTTGGTCCCACGGCTCGACGTTCAGGTTTAAAGGTGCGTATCTCATAGCGAGTTCCTCCTAAGGAATAATACTATAACTAATAATCGAATGGTCAGAATTAACCAGACACCCGAAAAACCGACCGATGAGCGCGAAGCGCGAATCGGCTGGTCGTTTACTGCGATCTAGGGGGTGTGAAACGTGGTTTACGGGGCACGGTTCGGGGTTCGTGCCAGAAACAGGCAGTTTGTGCCACGTTCGTGCCACGATTTGTGCCACTTTCGTGCCAGCAAAAAATGAGTGTTTATGCGGGCTGTAGCGATTTGTGCCACTTGTGCCACCATTTTTAGACTAAAGTTCAATTTCGAACCTATTTTTTGATGTGTCTAAAACTTTCTGAAAACAACTTAAAAATGCTGGCACAAGTGGCACAAGTGGCACAAACCAGAATAAGTTGTTGTAAATCAGTGACTTATTTCGTGCCACGAAATCAAAAGTTTCTGGCACGAAATTATTTTGCTGGCACGAACATGTCACAGGCGGCGAGCCACAGCGTCGTGGGCCTTGAGCCGCGCATCGTGTTCCGTGAATCCAGCTCGTGTGTAGTAGGCATACCACCAAGCGTAGCTAAACTTTTTCATGGGCTTTCTCCGTACGTTGTTGACGACACAAAAAAACCCGAACCGCGCGGAGCGGGTCGGGTTTCGTGAACCGTGGTTCGTGTCACACGGTGTAGGGTGTCCATCCGTTGAGCGTGCACTTACCTCCTTTCATCATGATGGCCTTGCTGATCTGTATCGCAGCCCGACGGCTCGGGACTCGGTAGAACCATCGCTGGTTCTTCTTGTTGGTGCCGATGATGATTGTTCTGTCGTGGCTCGGTGAGCAGATGTTCTTGAATGTTGTGCCTTTCATTAGACTACTCCGTTATCAATTGCGGTAAGGACATCGACGGTTGCCGATACTTCAGATGCTTCTGCCATGTCATCGACGTCCTCGATGATCAGAGCCACTGCTAGCCCGATGGCGATGTCCTTCCAGTTCTCCTTCGCGAACGCAAGAGCTGCGTCTGCCTTGGGCTGGTGTTGAGCTGCGAATAAAACTGCGTCTGTACGTAACTTCTTGAACATGTCTAATCTCCTATGTTGTAGACACAACAGACACCGACCGATTTTTGCGGGACGCAAAAACGGGACAAGGTTCCACAAGCCAAAACGTAAACAAGGTTCACAAACCACGAATCGGGGAACGGGGTCCACGATCAGGGCTAGGGGGGAGATATGGGTGAGTGATATAGAAAGGTATTTTCAAAAAAATTTTTGCGAAAAATTTATACGGATCGAATTTGTAAGCGGATTAATACCTATGCTAATGTAACGTATGGCTGACACCAGGGTGTGCGTGAAGTGTCGCAAGCCGATCGAGACAGCGAAGTTCGACGGAAACAGGAAGACTTGCAACACCTGCCGTACCCACCAAAAACAAATCCACGATTCCTTAAGTTATGAGAACTATCTAAAGAATCTGCTCGCGCACTCTCGGTCTGCAGTCGGGCGTGGCAACCGTGTCTCCGAGCATGAATACTGCATAGACATTAATGATCTTGTACAGATCTGGGAAGACCAGGGCGGCAGATGCGCGCTCTCAGGTGTCTTTTTAACCCACCACAAAGACGGAACCGGGACTCGTGATACAAACGCCTCGATCGACCGGATCGCGCCTAACAAATCCTATTCCGTGGACAATGTCCAACTCGTCGCCTATCGGGTAAACCTAATGAAACACTCTCTGAACGAGGGCGATTTCTATTGGTGGATTAAGAATTTACATGACTGTTCTTGTGATTAAATAATACCTAGGCTAATATATGAGGAAAATGACACAGATGTATGCCATTGAAGGATGGGATTCGGCGATTATCGGCACCTGTTTTAGAGGTGGTCGAGAAGTACTCGTATATGACGCATACAAGATCGAAGAACTTTTGATGGCCCACGAGGGGTCTGATGAGGAATACGAAGAATTCATCGAGCTCTTGGAGAGAGACGACCTCGGTGAAGAAACCCCAGTGTTTATATATGCAGACAGCAGTCTCCGAGATGAAGTCATCGCCGCAAAGCGAGGAGTCAGCAAACTCCTCCATTGACCCGCATGTGGAGTTTCAGTCACAGCTCCCGTACATGGGTCTTGCCCGTGGATCGCTAACCATGCAGCAAGAAAAGCTGGTCATGCTCATCTGTTCAGGTATGACGACTGCTGCTGCGGGACGCGGGGCAGGATATTCCACCCCCCAGGCCGCCTACGCCGCATCGAAACTGCCCGCTGTACAAACCGCGCTTGAGTATCACCGCGAAGAGATGCGTGAGACGGTGAAGTTCACCAGTCAGAACGCGCACATGATGTACATGGAGGCTTACAACGCCTCGGCGAACGCCACTGAAATGAAGAACACCACCGATTCCCTGGTCAAGCTACACGGTTTGGCGAAGGAAGAAGAAAAGCCCCTGGTAAATATCAATATCAACGGTACGAAACAGCTCGAACGCATGTCGGACGAGGACTTGTTGAAGATCGCGGGTAGAGAGATGGATTACCTAGAACCCAAGAGTGACTAACTATGATGAAGAAGCCAAAGAAGCAGGTGAAAACCCCACCGAAGCGCAAGCCCGCTGCAAAA